AACTTCACAAAAAAATCACCAGAACCCGAATCGCCAGAACCCGAATCGCCAGAACCCGAATCAAAATCATCTCCACCAAATGAAGATATTGATGAATTTGACGTATACCACAACCCAATGGTCGACTTTAAATGGTTTAATGATGTTGTGAAAAATGATCAAGTTGAAGCAGTATCTTTTGATTACGACTATTCTGATCGCACTATTACAAAAGAAAATGTGTTATTAACTCCTTTATCATTATCCACTTATAATAAAAATCTACCAAATATAAGACATGGGATATGGACTTCTATACCGGATGATGCGCATATTTTATGTGTACAATATGGAGTAGGTCGAAAGGACATTCAGATAGGAATAACAGGAACAGCTTTGAAGAAAGAAAAAACGTTTACTGAAACCATGATACGTGAGATAAAAGAGGAAACAGGTTTGGAAATGAAAAATCCTTCACAACTAGTAATGTCTGATAATACTGTGGGTTTTAATAAAACGTGGAAATGGACCGTTCTTGATATTTCTGATATGAAAGCATTGGAAACCGCCCCAGAATCCGAAAGTAAATCACCAGACAATTGGAAAAGGAAAATTGGTGCTATAATTTATACCACTGATATAAATCATTTTGAAGATATGATTAGACAAAGTGCTAGAAATGGCGGACTAGCATTGTTAGAAGAAGATTATATAAAAAAAATATTATTAATTCCAAAAAAAACAATTTTAGGATGGATGAGTACGCGAAGACTGGAACGTTTTTTTCCAAAGGAAGGGATTATCCTTCCTACAATTGTTCTTACACCCCAAAAACTGAAGAGAATGAGACCTGACCAAACACACGTTGATAAATTTGAACCACATGAATCGAGATCTGGCACTAAAAAAAATGGAGGCAGTAAAAAAAGCATAAAAAATAAAAAGGCCCATAAAAAGTCTCATAAAAAGTCTCATAAAAAGTCTCATAAAAAGTCTCATAAAAAGGCTCATAAAAAGTCTCATAAAAAGTCTCATAAAAAGTCTCATAAAAAGTCCCATAAAAAGTTTCATAAAAAGTCTCATAAAAAGTCCCATAAAAAGTCCCATAAAAAATAAACCCAAAGTGATAAAAATTAAATCCAAAGTGATAAAAATTAAATCCAAAGTGACAAAAATTATAAAATAAACAAAATTATATAATTAATATTTATAATATTATAATCCAAATAACCTGTTCATATTATTAACTTCAATGTTATTTTCTGATTTCATAAATAACCTATTAATTAAATCATCATTTCTTAAACGCAAACTATAATCAGCCATTACGTTTTTCCTTCCAACTCTTCCTAATGCTTGAATTAATTTTTCTTGTGTTAAATTCCCCAAATCCTTTCCGATATAACCGTGACAAAATTGGTAATTGGTTCCATAAATATAATCAGTCGAAGCAATTATCAAATATAATTTTTGTTGATGTGCCAATTCTTTCATAATTGAAACATAATCCACGCACTTGTGTTGTGCGAAAACGCCTATGCCCATCATTAATAAAATCTTCCAAATAGGGTCAACTTCCAATAACATGATTTTTTCAACAGTATTATCTTCTATGCTTGCCGAGAAAGCATTTTTTATTAATTCTTTGTCAAAACTTTTTAAATGCTCTCTTGTGTTTGGAATATATTTACTTGGCAGTTGAATAGTATAGATTAAACTTCGCAAACCATTGATTTTTCGCTGTAACATTGCCTCTTTTTTGTCTTCATTTTCACTTTGGCGGTCTTTTTTCTTATCGTTATCTTTTTCTTTGCTGTCATCTTTATTTTTATTTATTTCTTTTTCAATACTTTCTACTTTAACTCGAATTTTTTCATTTTTATCAATATTACTCATTAAATTATCAAGAGTATTTTCCGGAATATTCGCAATTTTTAAACAATATTTCCCAATTTTTTCAACATCATCCGCCAAATAAATAGTTGGACCATCCGTAAGAGTATATGAATCGGATGTTGTTATTTTAATATTTGATTCATATGTTTTTTTTTTATTTTTTTGAAAATATTCATAAACTTCATTGTATTTTTCTTTTAAACTAGAGAGAATTTTAAGATAATATTCTTTTAAAGATAATGACGTAATGTCACTGATTTCATCAAAATAATTTTCTATTTTAATGTTTTCTCTTAAATCACATTTTTTATTAGTGTAAATTATAAATTTACTAACTTCTTGTAAATCAAAATGTCTTAAAAGCGTTTTATATTTCTTTATATGCTTCAATGACATTTTTAATTTTTTATAATCTGAAAATATATAATGCGGTAAAACTGTATATCCATGTGTGTCTATTATTGAAATAGTTCTAGTACAATCATGGCTAACAATTGTATAAATATCTGAATTATTAAATTTAGATATAAAACTTTGTAAACAAGGTCCAATATCTTCTTGTTGTGGCAAAGTAGCCGAAGATAATACGATGTTTGGGATTAAGTTTTCCTTCCAATTTTTTTGTAAAAGAGTATGATATTCATGAGTTTCGTAATCCAATGTAATGGTTGGTTCATCCCAATAAAGAATCAGATCTTCGGTTTTATTAAAAGCCATCATATAATGCATTGCCGGCAAATATGACATTACGTCACAAATCATAATTTCGACATTATCACCAACAGCATTGTCTACTCTAAAAATACCACCCGTTCTTCTGTTTTTCGTATAATCTTTGGCAGCAAAATAATGAAGACGAATACCACTCGGGTCTTGACATCCAAATGCTACCGCAATTTTTATTCCCATCGAAATACATGATTTAGCAAGTTGTAATCCAACGTGTTTTGCCGCACAAACAAATATCAAACTGTTATTTTTTACTAAGCCAATAGGACTGACTGTTTTTCCGGTTCCTGTGGGTGCTTGATATAATATACACTTGGGGGTTTTAGATTTACATAGTGTAAATAATTCTTTTTGGTGATTGTAAAGTTCAATATCTTTATAAATTCTTAACGGGGTATTTTTTTCTATATATTCACACGCATTTTTAATCAACTCTTTTTTTTTTATTTTTTCTTTAAAAACATTTAATACTTGTTTAATATCTTCAATTAAATAAGTATTAACATTTCTTACATTATATTTTAACAATCTTGAAAGTGTGTAATAATGAAAACTAGATTTTTTTGGTTCTTTAAAATATTTTATTAAAATATCCAATAAAAAAAATTTAAAATTATTTTTTTTAATTTTATTTAATTTTTTATTTAAATTTAAAATCTTAATTTTATTTTTTTTTTTAATTTTTTTTTTTTTTTTTTTTTTTTTTGTTCGGGTATCTATAAAATTATTAGCTTTAAAGAGTTTTTTTATTGTTTCTGAAAAATATTTATCATAAAAGAATTTATGATAATTATCTATTTTATCAGTATTAATTTTAATAAAATTAATTAAACTCATTGTATCGTTGTCGGTGATATTTACGTTTAAAAACCCATTTTGTATCATTTTTAAGATTTTTTCTTCATTTTTAGAGATTGGAACCTCCAACGCGTCCCATTCTTCAGATGTTAGTCTTTTTTGTCGTAGATCCATTTAGTTTAATAATATAATACATATAATAATATCTGTTATTTTCAATTTTTTTATTATTTATTTAATATAAATTTGGTGCTTTTTTCCAAGTTGGTTTAAATAATGGATTTATTTTCCCAACACAACCAGATGTCCAGCGCCTTTTATAGTTTTCTTGGTGTTTTTTAAGTTTAATTTGCCACTGAAATTCTTTATAATAATTTATACTACTTTCAACATTAAATTTTTTTTTTACATCTCTCTTCCCATACCGGATTTGTTTTTAATATTATATTATCAAATTTATTAAGCGGTTTAATATTTTTGATATCTAAAAAACTATAAATATGTATATAAATGTCTGTAGAAATTTTATTCATATATTAATATTATTATTTTAATTATATTTTTTTTGTGTAAAATAATCGTTATAAATATTTTTTTTTATTATTATTGATATTAAATGACAAATTTATTAAAAGTGTATAACAAACTAAATTCTACTCAATATATGATTTTAAATTCTTTAAAATTATTTTGCGGTGATTATTTACAACCACGCATAATTAATGACTATAAAAATGAAGTTGTTGATAGAGATATATTTTTAAAAATGGGAGAGATGGGAATATTTGGCACGACAATTAAAGGATACGGATGCCTTGGTGAATCATACAAAACATATGGTTTAATAGCAAAAGAAATAGAAAGCATAGATAGTGGCTATCGTTCCATGTTTAGTGTTCAATCATCATTGGTCATGAATCCAATTAATAAATATGGAAATGATAAGATAAAAGATAAATATTTACCATCATTGGCAAGTGGAAAATATATCGGATGTTTTGGATTAACCGAACCTGAGAGTGGTTCAGACGCTAGTACAATGAAAACAAGAGCCATCCAAGATGGTGATAACTATATCATCAACGGAAATAAAACATGGATAAGTAATTCTCCTATCGCCGATGTTTTTATAATTTGGGCAAAAAACGAAGAAAATAATATAAACGGATTTATTCTAGACAGAAGCATGGATGGCATAACAACTCCCAAAATTAATGGCAAGTTATCATTAAGGGCTTCGCCAACAGGAATGATAAATTTAGACGATGTAAAAGTACCAGTAGAAAATAAGTTAAACATTGAAGGAATGAAAGGTCCTTTCTCATGTTTAAATGATGCTAGATTAGGAATATCTTTTGGTGTATTAGGGTCAGCTGAATTTTGTATAAAAAAAGCATTAGAATATAGTTTGGACAGACATCTTTTTGGAGAAAAACTGGCAAATAAGCAAATAACCCAGGTTAAATTAGCAGATTTAATTACCGATTGGAACATGGCTATGTTGGGATGTTTACATGTTTCCGATAAAATAAATGATAACGATTTTGATCCCGTGATGATATCTATGATAAAAAAAAATTCTTGTGAGAAGGCTTTGAATACAGCTAGGGTTTGTAGAGATATATTAGGCGGTAACGGTATTAGCGAAGAATATGAAATTATGAGACATTTAACAAATTTAGAGTCTGTTTATACTTATGAAGGAACAAATGACATACACAAATTAATCATTGGTAATAAAGTAACAGGGTTAAAAGCATTTTAAGATGAAAAGTATTTATTTTCTAAACTTTTTTGGTAAATATATTTAAGAAATTAAAATATATTTATCTATTAATGAATTTTATTTTTTCAATTGAAGGAAATATCGGTTCGGGAAAATCAACACTAGTGGATATTTTGAAAAATCACGTACCAAAAATAGACATGGAACATTTTAAATTCATATATCTTCAAGAACCAGTGGACGAGTGGAAAGAAATTAAAAATGAAAAAGGAATCAGTATTTTAGAAGAATTTTATAGCGACTCTGGAAAATGGGCTTTTTCTTTTCAGATGATGGCGTATATATCCCGGTTGTCTTTATTAAAAAAAACAATAAAAGAAAATCCAAATTCAATTATTATTACCGAAAGATCATTGTTAACAGATAAACATGTTTTTGCCAAAATGTTATATGATGAAAAAAAAATTTCACATATAGATTATCAAATTTATAATAAATGGTTTAATGATTTTATAAAAGACATACAAATGTCCGGTATTATTTATGTTAAAACATCACCAGATAAATGCCATGAAAGAATAAAAAAACGCAACAGACAAGGAGAAAATATACCACTAGAATATCTTTTAAAATGTTCGGACTATCATGATGATTGGATTGAAAATCACGATAATGTATTGGTTTTCGATGGTGATATTGACTTTAAAGAAGATACGCAAATTTTAAATAAATGGATAGAAACTATTAAAAATTTTATTAAAAACAATAAACACATAAAAGATTTAACTACTCTTTATAATAAATCTAAAACAGTACCCATGTGGGGTGTTTTACATTAATGGTTGTCATGAAATATATTTATCGTGTTTTTCGTGTATTTCGTGTTTTTTTCTGTTTTTTTGAAATATATTTTCTTGATTTTTTCTTTTTAGATTTGCGATTTCTTTTAAATTTATTTTTTTTACGTGTTTTTTTGTATTTATTACCACCTTCGTGTTCAATATCAGAATATAAAAAAGAACATGTTGCGTTCATTGCTGGTTCGGGTCTAAATTTAGTAAACATATTTGGCATTAATCTTTTCTTGCCTTTGGTGCCTTGTAATATATTCATTTGCCATGCTGTATTTTGCAAACCCAATACGTTTGCCCATCGGATATTAAATTCTAACCTATTTCCATCATCCGTATTTAAATAAATTTTTGTTCCTTTGGTAGTCACAGCGTTATCAGACACCTTCATGTTAAAATGCTCAGGGTATTCGCCTATTCTCCATTGACCAGCACCGGGATAATAAAATATAAAACGTTTTCCTTCTTCTCTCTGTCTTATTTCATGAAAAATTCTTTCAGAAGAAGCTATTTCGCCATCTCTAAAAGCATTTAAATAATTTTTAATAGATTTTTTATTTCTAATATTTTTTATATTTTTATTGTTATTGTTATCATGTAATATTCTAAAAAATCTAAGTATTTTAGATGGGTCTTCTGGATAGCGGATTTCACCATAACGCAACCAAGATTTCATTTTATTTAAATGTTTTTCTTTTTTTAGCTTTTTCTTTTTAGTATTAGCATCAAAACTTTCCTCCAATTCTTCTAAACTGTCGGCTCTGATCGATGACGAACGACCCGGTATTAAAAGCTGTTTAACATGGCAAAAATAATCTTCTTCTGTTATTTCAGGTAATTCGATACCTTGTGTTGCCAATTCTCGTCTAATGGCTGGTATACCATTTGTTTGGTCATTAAAATGCCAACGCCAAAACGGGTGATCTCTCCAAAATTGAAATTTATCTTCGATGGGAGTAGCTTGAGAACAATTATAAAGTGGGTTAAATCTACCAGCGTATTTACCATTTTCTATAGGTGCGCCTCCATCCGGTATATTTGACGTGTCAAATAAAGATAATAATTGTGGCAAACACTGTGGTCTATGATGTTTATATTCATATTTAAATTTTAATTCTCTCCCATCATCTAAAATAACAATATAATCAAAATCATAATTATGACCCATCCCTGCGCGCTGTTCCAAATATTCTTTTCTTATATGTTGTTCTGGTATGGCTTCTCTTGATCGCATTGCTTTTTTTATATGACCAACTTCGGTATAATAATATACCCATATTGGGTTTTCAGGATAAGGGTTTGGTGTATTAAAAATAAAAACAAAAAGTCTTTCACGCCATTCATTTGACACTGTTGCTTCTTTTTTTAAACATTTTTTCTCAAAAATATTAATAATGATTTCCCTTGTTAAAAAACTTAAAACCTCTTCGGGTGATAAAGATGACGGATCTTCTAAAACAGGGCATATAAGCATGTCATTACTTTTAGAACCACTACTACTAGATTTGGTTTCTCCGGAACTGAGCGTTGCCATTTATAATATTAAAGTATATTTTAATATTTTAATTTTTTAATAATTCTACATTTGAAAATAAAGATTTTGATTTGTATTTTAAAATATCCAAATCGTTGCCGGTTGTCGGGAAATTATCATCGCCATAAATTTCCTGCATACATAACCATTCAAATAAACCACCTGTATATATAAAAACATTGGTAAATCCCAGTTCTTTTAATTGGTTATATTTTTTTAGAACTGTATCGTCATTAGAATTTTTACCATATATTACAATATCACAAGAGAGATTTTTTAAATTATCATTTATAAATTTTTCTTCGAATTTGTAATTTATTGTATTTTTTATTAAACACGTTTGTTCTATATCAGATAACGTGTTTATAATAGTTTTTTTTGTTTTTATTGCGATTAACATATCTTCATAATTTATTTTATACGCAATAGAATGTGTCGCTCCCATTGATTAAATATAAAATAAATCTTTATTATTAAATTATTATTCAAACTTAACAACAATTTCAACCTTTTCCTTTTTAATGCTTTTTATTGCTGAAACTGATAATTCTTGCCTTTTCTTACGTGTTTTATTATTTATTTTACTAGGTTTTAAATTTTTTTTCTTTGATATACTGTTTCTATTATTCATATCATTTTCGATTGTTGTAAATTTTTCCTCAATATAATCTAAAATTTTATTTTCTATATACCATCTAAAAAAATTTAATTGTCCGATGGTGGTTTCTATAAATGTATTTGATTTATATGGAATTGTAATTCTGTCCCACCTACAAAAAGGATCAAATCTTCTTTTTGAGTATGCTTTTAATTTGAGCTTATAATCCTGATAAACTTTAAATCTTTGTGTTGTACCGTTATCTTGAAAATTATATACTACGTAATGTTTTTTACAATAATTTGTTACAAACCAGTCTATTAATCTTAGAGAAATATTAGATTTTCCATTTATAATAGGTAAAATCTTATCTAAATTATCATCTCTGCTATAAAAATCCATTAAGTTTTCTAAAAGCAAACTATTTTGTGTCGAATATTTACTCATCTTATATATTTTTATGATGGATTGATCTTTAAATACTTATATTAAAAATTACTATCCAATGGTCTTAAAAAATTATCTTGGACACTTATATTATCGACATAAGTTTCTTTTGTAAGAAAAGGGTTGACATTTGTTTGTATTAACATATCCCTCTGTGAAATTCTATTATTACACATTTCACGTTTATTTGGTTCTTTTTTTTCAATATTTTCCAGACGTGCGATTTTTAAATCAATGTCTATTTTATCTTGGTTTAATTGTTGTTGTCGGGTATTATCCAATTTATTATTTTGTTGATTTTCACCTTTTTTTTTTCTTAATGTTTTTAATTGTTTTGTTTTTGAATTTGACCATTTCCAATATTTATATTTTATTAAACTTTCCATTATTAAACATAAATATTTAATTTTTCTTTATTAAATTCATTTGTTTGGTAAATAAAAATTTTTTATCATCTAAACATCTTCTTTGTAAATTACATTGTAAACATGATATTACACAATTTTTATTGCTGTGTTGATACCGATTATCTATTCTGTCCAATGTCCACTGTTTCATTTCTCTAGAAAACTCATACAAAAGCAAAACTTTTTGTTTGCAGTAGAAACATTTTAATTTAGAAACAACTAGTTTTTCGATTAATTGTTCTTGTGTTATAAATTCTAAACTATTATATTTTTTTTTTTTTATATCTTGTTGTTTATAACAAGATATTTTTTTTTTTAATTCTTGCTTTAAGGTTTTAATACCTTTAAATGATTCATTTAAAAATAACTTATTAATTATTGTTATATGATTGTTTAAATTTAATAAAAAATCTTTATTTTCCCATTTTTTTATTATATTTTTTGTTTTTTTTTCTTTTTCCATAATGATTACTTTTTTTTCCATTATATATATATGAAGCAATATATCAGTAAAGATAATCAAACACAAATAAAAAACATAAAAACATCAATAACGGGTTTTATAATATATACTATTATATTTATTATAATAATACCATATTACCTATATCGCAGTAATAATTTTACTATATTAGAAGCATACATGCCTAATTTGGATTTAATTGCTAATATATTAACCTGGCATGGTGGTCCTTGGGGTATATGGAAATTTTTATACCCCAATCAAACAAATACCATGTCGGGATTTACATCAAAAATATTTATCAACTATTTGGCTTTATTAGGAGTTACCTTTTTAGTCGCTCGTTCAACAAAAAAAACAAATAGTATCCATAAAGGGTGGTCAATGGCGCTCATAATGTTATTAATGACTTATCTTTTGCCAGGATCATTTATATCATGGCTTATGGATATTTTTAATACTTCTTTAAATAAAAAATATAATGTACTAGGAAAAAAACCTATTTATAATCTTACAGTTTTATTTGGTGCTATTATTACTGTATTAATTATTTATTCAGAATCTTTAATTCTTCACAAATATAAGAAAAACTTAAATTATATTGCCAAAACAATTATTAATACTCCAAATGTATTATTAAAATAATATAAACTTAATTCTCATATATATATATATATAATGAGTGAAGAATGTCTTGACCTTAAAAATATTAAATATCAAACGATGCTTTTAAATGGTAATTCTAAAATAGATTCCGATAAATCAAATACATTAAATGTAGATGATCTTTTAAATCAGGAAACATCTAATAATAAAAAAAAACCATGGAATAAGTTAGGTCAAACGGAAAGAAGAAAAAAGGTTGATTTTTTTATTAAATCATTCTCACCAAAATCTAAACAACCAGCATTAAACATTTATTTAAATAAATGTTTAAAAAATAAAAAATTACAAAGAACAAAAGATGTTATTTATGATTTAGATAAAGGTATTATTAAATCAATACCCGGATTAAAATATGATAATTCAAATAAAAAATTTACTTTAAAAAGGGTTGATAAAAAAAATTCTACATTAAAAGGTTTACCCATGATACACAGGCAAAAAACAAAAACAAAAGCAAAAATTAAAATAAAGTCGAAAGAAAAACAAAAAATTAAAATAAAGTCGAAAGAAAAACAAAAAATTAAAACAAAGTCCAAGGAAAAACAAAAAAAAGCTAAATCAACAATCGTAAAAGAGTAATCAAAAATATAGAAAAAAAATATAACTTAAATATTAATAATAAGATTTATATTATGAAATATTTTTTTTGGTTATTGACGTTTCCATTGGTAATTTTAGCAGATAATATAAAACCAATTTTATGGTTTAAAATACCAAAATTTAAGGTTAATAATACAATAAATGATTTTGTAAATGCTCGTGAAATTACAGATTGCTTTGAATATCAAGAAAATGTTGATAGGCTTTATTTAAAGTGCTTAATAAAAGGTAAGATAACAAATATAAATATTCATATTGATGATGAAGATTATCATGATGATTCAGTGTATATATAAAAAATAAAAATATTTTAATATATCATTAAATTGATATAAATTTATTTTATATTATATATTTAAGAACAAATATATGATAACGATCGATGAACTAAAACCACTAGAAAATATCATCAATGGTTTTGAGTCAAATTTAATCGAATATAATTTACATAAAACTGATATACATGATATAAAAGAA